GAAGTGAGATGCAACTACAACTTGACTCTCTACAAATAAGTTACGATGCTTTAGAAGAAAAACATCAACTTTTGATGGATATCAAAAATAGTGAGATAAATACTTATAGAGAGATGGCTCTTGACCAACCAAATAAAAACAATCAATGGTGGTTAGTAGGAGGAGTAGTTGTTGGTATCGGGCTGTCTTTAGGAACTTTTTACGCAACAACAAACATAACACAATGAGCAAACCAAAACAAGACCCAGATTACGCACTAAAAATAGAACATGCTATCGCACAGAAGTATGGCAGTGAAACAGTACAACACCCACAGCGTGATTGGAGTCCGCAAAAAGAGGAAGATTACCTCGAACAACTTAAGTTATTGAACGAGAAGTTGGATAAGATATCAGAAAAACTTGAAAAAGTAGAAGTAGAGGGAGTTTTACTGCCAAAAAAACTACTTAATAAAGATAACAATAGGTCTTGTCCTGTATGTGAAACTTATTCCTTTGATACGAGGGATAATGTATACATGACAAAATACGCTTGTTGTCGCAGATGCTATATCACACATGTTGAAGGAAGAGAAGAACGCTGGGCGACCGGATGGCGTCCCAGCCAAGGAGAAAATAAATAATGGCTTCAGTTTTAGACATCGTTAGAGGAATCTCGCAGGCAGCCGCAAATGCTTATGATGGTTCACAGGACGAGAAATACTCTCTTGATGGAGAGGCACGAAAGATCGGACTTAAAAGAGAAGAAGGAGATCCTATCATCGACTCTCGCGTTGTCGATGGATTTAACGTTCGCATGAGCGGACCAATCCTTACTATCTCATACCAGAGCGACATTAAGCTTAAAGATGTCTACGCAGGAGATATTGAAGCAGATTGTGAACAAATGATTCAGAATGTCGCTAATTTTCTCAAGAAAGAATTTAAAAAGATTACAGGTGACGCGCTAACTCTTACCGCAGACGGAGAGTGCGATACCTTGGTCCAGAATACCTCAAAGGTTCGTGTGTTTGTCACAGCCAAGCGTAACTATAAAGTTGGCAACCTTGATGGTGTTGTAGAAGTTGGGCTGCCATCTGAGGATCGCCTTGACCAGTCTATCCGTGACTTCATCTCTCTTGGCAAGCAGTAGACGATGATTACATGTCCTTTGAACTTACAAAGAATGAAATAGTAAAAGAGATACTTAAGAGCGGCAAAGACCCGGTTTATTTTATTAACAACTACGCAAGAATTGCACACCCCCTTGAAGGGTTGATACCATTTAAGTTGTATCCCTTTCAGGAGAAGTTGCTTTATGACTTCAACGATCACCGATTTAATGTGATCCTCAAAGCACGCCAGTTGGGTATCTCCACCACAACGGCTGCTTATGTTGCGTGGATGATGCTTTTTCATCGCAACAAAAACATTTTGGTTATCGCAACCAAGTTCCAGACGGCAGGTAACCTTGTAAAGAAGGTCAAACACATTATTAAAAACTTGCCTCCTTGGATGCAGATAGCGAGCATTGATATTGACAACCGAGCATCGTTCGTATTATCAAATGGCTCAGAGATCAAAGCCTCCTCCACATCAGGAGACGCAGGTCGTTCGGAAGCACTTTCATTGTTGGTCATCGATGAGGCTGCTCATGTTGAAGGGCTTGACGAACTTTGGACTGGTTTGTACCCTACACTATCAACAGGTGGTCGTTGTATCGCCCTATCGACACCTAATGGTGTTGGTAACTGGTTTCACCAAGCTTATGTTGATGCCGAGCAGCAGCAAAACGATTTCTTTCCAACCGTCTTGCCTTGGGACGTTCATCCTGACCGAGACAGAGAATGGTTTGAAAAAGAAACAAGAAACATGTCTCGCCGCCAGATCGCACAGGAGCTAGAGTGTAACTTCAATATGTCGGGTGAGACTGTTATCCACCCTGACGATCTGACTTGGATGGAGAGCACGATTAAAGAACCACAGTATCGCACAGGCTTTGACCGCAACTTCTGGATCTGGGAAAAGGCAGTTGACGGCTGCAACTATCTTCTTTCCGCTGATGTTGCCCGAGGTGATGGAAAAGATAACTCTACACTTCATGTTATAAAACTTGAGACAATGGAAATTGTTGCTGAATACCAAGGCAAACCTACCCCAGATGTATATGCAGACATGCTAAACAGCATCGGCAAAGAATACAACAACGGAATGGTAGTTGTAGAAAACAACTCAGTTGGCTTTGCCGTATTATCAAAACTACAAGAACTGGGTTATAATAATATATACTTCTCTGTTAAGTCTACTCACGAGTATGTGGAGCAGGTTCGCGGTGAGCATATGTCCAATGCTATCGCTGGTTTTTCCACTACCTCCAAGACACGACCGCTTATCATAGCAAAAATGGAGGAATTCATTAGAAATAAACTAATTACCATATATTCTTCGCGAACTCTCAACGAGTTCAAGACGTTTATTTGGAACAATGGTCGTCCCGAGGCTATGAGAAGTTACAATGATGACTTGACTATGGCACTTGCGATTGGCTGTTGGGTAAGAGATACAGCGTTTGAAGCAGGTAAATTAGAGCAACAATACAGAGAAGCATTTGTTGATTCAATGTTTGTCGCCTCAACAAGACTAAATACACAAATCAAAGGACAAGAAGGATACAGAGCAGACGACAACACGTTAGAACAACGTCGAAAAGCAATGCAAAACATGCAGCAGTTTGGTTGGCTCTTTAAGGGATAAAAATGGCAGAAAATAAAAGAAATCCAAAAAACAATGAATCGGCACTTTTTAGGCAACTTACTCGTTTGCTTTCTGGTCCGCTTGTAAATTATAGAACACAGACAAGTCGAAAGCTTTCTCGTGTGCAATTAGACAAATTTAAGTTTCAGTCTGCATCTGGACTCAATTTTAAGAAGTCTTCTTACAATCCCTTTGAGCAACTTTCTACAGCTATCATGGCTAACCAATTGCGTGCCGAGCGATACCAAGACTTTGAACAAATGGAATACACTCCAGAGATTGCCTCGGCTCTTGATATCTACGCGGATGAGATGACAACTTGTTCCGACCTCCAGCCGCTTCTTTCAATCAGGTGCCACAACGAAGAGATCAAAGCAGTTCTAAGTGAACTTTACCACACCGTCCTTAACATTGACTTCAATCTTTTTGGCTGGAGCCGATCAATGTGTAAGTATGGCGACTTCTTTTTATACCTTGACATTGACGAACGGCTTGGTGTCACCTCTGCTATTGGTCTGCCCACCTTTGAGATTGAGCGACTTGAGGGCGAGGACAAGACAAATCCAAAATATGTTCAGTTCCAGTGGAACTCAGGTGGACTTACTTTTGAGAATTGGCAAATGGCACATTTCCGTATCCTCGGCAATGACAAGTATGCCCCTTACGGAACGTCTGTTCTTGAGCCCGCTCGCCGTATCTTCCGTCAGTTAATTCTTCTTGAAGACGCAATGATGTCTTACCGAATTGTTCGTGCTCCCGAGCGTCGTGTGTTTTACATTGATGTTGGAAATGTCGCACCAAATGATATTGAGTCATACATGCAAAAAGTTATGACTCAGATGAAGCGCAACCAAGTAGTTGATGCTAATACAGGTCGTGTTGACCTCCGCTACAACCCAATGAGCACCGAGGAAGATTATTTTATCCCTGTTCGCGGAGGTGTATCTTCTCGTATTGAAAGCCTCCCAGGCGGAACATACACAGGCGACATTGACGATGTTAAGTATCTCCGCGATAAGCTGTTCTCTGCACTTAAAGTGCCCGCATCATATCTCACTAATATGGAAGGCGCAGACGAGGACAAGACTACCCTCGCGCAAAAGGACATTCGTTTTGCGAGGACAATTCAAAGACTTCAACGCTCCATCATTACCGAGTTAGAAAAGATTGGAATCATCCACCTTTATACACTTGGGTATAAAGGGGCAGACCTTATTAGTTTTAAGTTGTCTCTTAATAACCCATCCAAGCTTGCAGAGCTTCAAGAACTTGAACATTGGAAGACAAAGTTTGATGTTGCAGGTGCCGCTACTGCTGGTTTCTTCTCTCGTCGCTGGGTTGCAGATAATATCTTTAACCTTTCTGAAGAAGAATTTATTCGCAATCAACGAGAGATGTTCTTTGATCGCCGTCTTGACGCAGAGCTTGAAGGCGTTGCACAAGCTGTCGAAGGCGAAGCCGGAGGCGGTGATCTTGGAGGTGGAACCGAAGACCTCGGCGGTGGTGATGATCTTGACGCTCTCCTCGGCGGAGATACCGGTGACGACACTCCAGCCCCCGCAGGTGACACTCCCGCAGGTGACACGCCCGCAGCAGAACCAGAAGACGACACACTTCTCGCAGCCCCTGGCAAACGAGACGACCAAAGACGTAAAGGCAAGAGTGGTCCTCGCACCCGTCGTACTCGCTCAAAAGCAAGAGGAGTTGAGATCGCAACCGCTCGCACAACCTATCCAGGCGGCAAGGGATATGAGTCTTTAAACCACCTTAGTAATCTTTCTGGTGAATTTAGAAAAGGCGGACTATACGAAGAAGAGAGCGAGCCTGCTGATAATTTAGAAGAAAGACAATTATTTGAGGTAAAACAAGAAATGAAGAAACTAATTACGGAGTTAGATAACAGCAAGTTAGGTGGCACAAATG